GTGAAACTTGTAGGTAGTTTTAGGATAAACAGATATTCTCATGTATACATATCCCTCGGCACTACCTTAGCCTAAAGAATTACCAACGGGCAACCCTAAACTTATTAATTTAATACTTTCATACCAGCAACTTTGCGTTGTCTATCATATACTGTATTTATAGATGCACTTGGGTAATGCGTTGCCCAGTGTGTCCATGCCTGATATGCACTAAATAAATTCTTACCATATCTTTTAGAGTATGAATCATATTCATCAAGTATATATTTCTTACATTGTTGATTGACATGACTTCTGTCTTTATGTGTTGGTTGAAAACATAATCTATCTGTATGTGATTCCATATCATATGAAGTCATATCTATTTCACTCATATCATTTAGTTTATTAGATACTTGATGTAAGTTACATAATTGTTTTGAATTTGTTTCTAATACAAGTTCTTTTTTACTACTATGTCTTTTAGAGATATGTACATCCCATAAATTATGACCTAAGCCATTAGTACATATTTCATAAACATAACTAATAATTAAGATAAATGATCTAGTACCATTTAAACTATTAAACATAGATGCTTTTAACAAAACACGACTATCTCTAAATGGTTGTTTATAGTGCGGTAATGTAAAGTCATATCGTATAATAGTACCATCTGGTGCTGATCTTGCTTGTATAATCATACCTTCAGTAACAAAGTGTTTATCCAAATAAGTCACTGTTTTTACTACACATTCTTCATTTGTAAGCACTTGATATGATTGCTTTTGTATAGATAATAACTGATCTGTATCACCATTTCTTAACTGTTTATAACCTTTGATTAGTTCACCTTGTTGATTATAAATAGGCATTTCATTAACTGGAAAAAATAAATGTGCATTGTTATCCAGTTCGGTTTGTAGTAGTGTATTCATATTAGTCCTTTCCTCTAATAGAGCTAGATGGTAGTTAGTGGGTTATCATCTAGCTCAGCATAATTGATATCAATAGCGATATCACATTCTTTAATAGTCTTATCTAAATAGTAAATAGATGAATGTAAATTAGTTCCTTGTACTATTTTAGATTTACTTACAGCTTTTAAGATCGTGTAAGCACCTTCTAGTTTTCTACGTTCATCTTCTAAAACACTAGTAGTTTCTTCTAGTTCGGTTTTCTGATCTTCATACATCTGTTTTACTTTGCTCATGATTGTTTCCTTTCTCTGTTTCTAATAACTGCATATCTAATAAAGCAACACGTTCTTTATGTGTTAATAAATCATTATCTCTAAAAGATTTTATTAATTTAATGTTAGCCATATATAGTTTATGAACTCTTAAATGTAAGTCTTTAATCATGTCTAATAACATTTGAGTATTTTTTAAGTCCATGCTGTATTACCTTCCTCTCTGATTTCTGTTTTATACTTATCATCAAATTCATACTTATTGCCTGTTGGCTCATCTATGTTTCCATATATTGCTCCAGTAGCTACATCATAAACATAGCCTTCTTTTGATATATGAAAGACTTTCTTTCTGATACCATATGCTTCTGCTCTATTCATTTGTTGCTCTGCTTTATTTACTTTATATAAATTCAGCATAGTTTCTGAATATCTAGGATTAACTGCATTATGATAGTACCATACGGCTCTATCTTTAGCATATTTATATACTACTGTTGTAGCAATACTCTTTGCAATTTTAGGTGCAAACCTTAAAGTCCATTTAATCATTTACTTTTGTCCTTTCAACAAATGGGAATACTAAATCCCCTTCTTTTTCAATCACTTTTTCTTTAATGTCTTGAAATTGATCTTCTTTTTCGATTTGAAATTTTATTATTTCAATAACATCAGTAACCCATTTATAATAATGATCTACTGTTTTGATATCTAATCCTTCATTTTCATGTTTTAACTTGTGTTGTACAGTTTTGAAGGCTTCTAACTGTGCAGTTAATTTTATTACACTATCCATAATAGTTCCTTTCCAATATCGGTTTTATAACATGAAGTTCTAGTATTGCATAACTAGCTCCACTCCATGCTCCTAATAATAACATATATATCATATGCGTAGTAATCATTTAATTTACTCCTTTCGGTTTAATCTAAAGCCGAGCGAATGCGAGGCATTTTTTTTTTTCTGGATCGCTATCCAGATGATAAGGGGTTTATCCCCTTATCAATAAATGTTTTTAACTATGAAAGAATATTATTCAGCTATAGCTGGTATTAATTCACTACCCTCAATAACTGGATCTAGTTCTTGGTTATGTTTTGACAACCATTCTTTGCCTTTGTTATTAGCATCATTAAGCTTTTCAAGGTTTTTGACCTGACCAGATGAATAAGGAACATATTTCTCAATATGTTGCTCGTAAAATTCAACAGTGGTTTGACGCTTGATTTCTAGATATTCAAGGGTGTATTGCATTCTTTCAACTGACCATTCAATTCTGGACAATTGGTTTGCAAATGTTTCTTGACCTTGAAAGGATGCCTTAACTGAATTAATGTTAGATCCATTGATCTCCTTTAGCTTCTGATACTCAATAGCCTTTTTATCCATCAATGCTTTTTGGTTGTTAATTCTGTAATCTAATCTTCTGATTTCAGAACCTAACTCACATTTTAGATTAAATAAATCATCAAATTTTAAAGTATCACGATACAGTGTATTTAATGATGCTTGAGTATTAGTTTTAGTAGTAGCTAATATTTCAGTTTCTTTTTGTTCTATTGTAGTCATTTTTAGTTCTCCTATTTAAGATATTATAATTTATATTATTTATATATTTTATAATATTGTTATATGGTGTTATCTCCATGATAACGCCGTTAATGACCAAACAAACTAAAAAAAAGAATAATGCAAATGTTGCCTTTGAGGCGACATATTGTTGTGCCAGAAACGCTGGGGTTGGGGCCCTAGCGTAATAACTAATGCCATCGACAATCTGTCCATTTGTATTAGTGTTTTTTCTTAGTTTTTAAGCTAGGTTGTAAAGGATTTAAGATATCCTTTACGAGATAAGTGGGGGTTTGGGGGTTGTGTACCCCCAACGAAATATGATCTGAACTCAGTGTAATAATAGATTTGAGAATCCTCGCAAAGCGAGGTTGAAGCTGGCTTCATTCTCAAATGTAGTATGAAACGAGTAAAATAAATACAGTGTATTCAGATACATATTGAATGTCTACATTATTTACTTGACAGCCTTTTTTATTATCTATAACTAACAAGAGGTGTCCACGCAAGAAACCAATTTGACCGACAAAGAAAAGTCAGCCACATCAAAGTATGGACTAACACCCAAGCAAGTAAGACTGGTAGATACTATCGTAGCCACTGGATGTAGCATCAAAGAAGCATCCATAAAGGCTGGTTATTCAACGAAAGATGGGGGTAGAGTACAGGCGTCACGAACACTACGAACTCCAAAGGTACAAAGGTACATGATGGATCAGTGTGCGAGAACGTTAGGACTGGGAGCAGTGGTTGCGTCCAACAAGCTTGTCCATTTAGCTGGCAGTGCCAAGAGCGAGTATGTACAATTAGAAGCAAGTAGAGATGTACTTGACAGGGTAGGTCTACGCACCCCAGACAAGGTACAACACAGTGTCGAAGGACAACTGAAGATCAACATAGACCTAGGATAGTTGGAAACGCAGACACACTGCTACGTTCACTACTGGTGGGGGTGGGGGTTAAAAACTGCTTGATTCAGTAGTGAACAGGTGTTAAACAAACATTAGATGTCAAAAAAGTACTTCAACATAGTTCAGATACTAGGATGGAGTAGAGAAGAACAAGTTAAACATAAGGTTTGTTCGGTTAAAGATTGTAAAGAATGGGGAAGTTTCGGAATAAATGAGAATAGCCGCTATTATTTTGTATGTGGTAAGCATTATTCAGGGCAAAAAGCATCCTGAAAAAGACGAACACGAAGTATACTTAGCTTCTGATAGATATTGAGTTAGGGAATCTTCCGTCTTGCTTATAAGATACATAAGCAAATCGCCAATCATCACCATATTCTGCTTTACAGAACTGCATTATTCCATCATCAAGATGTATAGAGGGCCTTTTAAAAATATTTTTTAATAAATTAAGCATTTCTTATAGAAGAATTAATGGATAGGTTCTGATAAAGCTAGTGTTATTTGGGCAAAGCTATTATGTTATTTATTCAAAGCTGTCAACGGACAGTTAATGTGAATTGTTTATCTGTATTTTATATTTATATTCCTTATACAACACTTCAAAACAGGAACTTAATAGAGTTCTAGCTTGTCAGGTTATGACATGGTGTTGATCCAGCTGGATTTTTTATTTGAAGTTTGTGTAAATTTTGAATAGAAAGGGTATATGGCTATGACACCGTCAGAAAGTAAGGTTAATGAACTCCGTAAGGAGATCAAAGCCTTAAAGAAACATAACGCTGAATTAGAATTACAAGTAAAGTTCTTGATTGAAAGATTAGAGTTAAAGAACGAACAGTTATTTAAATTCAGAACAGAAACCCTCAACAAAACTGTTGATGATTTCATTAAATTTAAATCAGATATAATGGAGCAACAAACAAATGCCTAAAGTCGGAAAAAAAACATACCCATATTCTGCTGCTGGAATGAGAGCAGCTAAGAAAGACGCTATGAAGAAAGGCGTTAAGATGAGTATGAAAAAAACTAAAAAGAAATAATGCCTAGTAAAGTAAATCAGGCTGGTAACTATACTAAACCAAGCATGAGAAAAAGATTATTTAACAGTATTAAAGCTAGTTCTGTACAAGGAACTGCTGCTGGTAAATGGTCTGCAAGAAAAGCCCAGTTGTTAGCTAAAAGATATAAAGCAGCTGGGGGTGGATATAAGTAATGGCTCTTGCCAAATCACAAAGAAGTTTAAAAGCATGGGGTAGCCAGAAATGGCGAACTAAATCTGGTAAACGATCTAGTGATACAGGCGAAAGATATCTTCCTACTAAAGCAATCAAAGCATTAAGTGCATCTGAATATGCAGCTACTACCAAAGCTAAAAGAAAAGCAAAAGCTAAAGGTAAACAAGTATCTAAACAGCCTAAAAAAATAGCTAAAAAAACAGCATCTTATAGAAAGTTTAGTTAATGGTAGCCAAAAAATATCAGAATCCGTCAGGTGGACTTAATGCAGCTGGTCGTAAATATTTTAAAAACAAAGATGGTTCTAATCTAAAACCACCAGCACCTAATCCTAAAACTAAGAAAGCAAAAGGCAGAAAAAAAAGTTTTTGTGCTAGGATGTCAGGAGTAAAAGGGCCAATGAAAGATTCAAAAGGTAGACCAACTCGTAAAGCATTAGCTTTAAGAAAGTGGAAATGTTAATGACAGATAATTTTGTACGACCACCTGATTTCGATCCTATTGATGCTGAAGTAGATATAGATAATAGAAAACAATTTCCTCTATCTTTTCAAGATAGACAAAGATTAAGAAAAATAGTTAAGAAAGTACATTTAAAATTCTTGCCAGAAGAACTCTTAACTGATAAAGAAGCTGATAAGATGATTGAAGCATTAGGGCCAAGTGTTAGGGAGAAGTTACTGATTGAGCATATTGCAAAAGTCAAGTAATGGAATTTAATTATAAGCCAGATGGACAAACACTTAGAAGCTTTCTTAAATCAAACGATTTCTTTAGAGGACTTCGAGGCCCAGTTGGAAGCGGTAAGTCAGTTGCTTGCTGTATTGAAATATTTAGAAGGGCACTTCAACAATCTAAAGGTGTTGACGGAAGAAGAAAATCTCGTTGGGCTGTTATCAGGAACACGAACCCTCAATTAAAAACTACAACAATTAAAACATGGCTGGATTGGTTTCCAGAAAATACATTTGGGCCATTTAGATGGTCAGTTCCTTACACACATCAGATTACTATTGGTGATGCAGACTTAGAAGTTATCTTTCTTGCATTAGATAGACCAGAAGATGTAAAGAAATTACTATCGTTAGAATTAACTGGTGTCTGGGTGAATGAAGCAAGAGAGTTACCTAAGTCAATTATTGATGCTTGTACTATGCGTGTAGGTAGATTCCCTTCTATGCGTGATGGTGGTGCATCATGGTATGGTGTTATTGCTGATACCAACGCACCTGAAGAAGATCATTGGTGGGCAGTCATGGCTGGTGATGTACCAGTACCAGATCACATACGAAAAGAAGAAGCATTGATGTTAGTCAAGCCTGATAACTGGAGTTTTCATACACAACCATCAGCATTATTAGAAAGTAAAGATGATAAAGGAGAACTTACTGGTTATAAAAGAAATCCTTTATGTGAAAATAAAAAATTTATTACAGATGCTTACTATGAAAACATAGTCAAAGGTAAAACTAAGGGATGGATTGATGTTTATGTTATGAATAAACTAGGATCATTAGAAGAAGGTAAGCCTGTCTATCCAAGTTGGAGTGAAGATATACATCTTAGTAAAGAAGTTATTACACCATTCCCTACTGAAGTATTTATTGGTATTGACTTTGGATTAACACCAGCAGCAGTCTTTGGACAAAAGCTATCAAGTGGAAGATGGATCATCTTACAAGAACTTGTATGTTTTGATATGGGTATAGTTAGATTTACTGAATTATTAAAACATGAAATAGCAAAAACATACAAAGGATTAACTATAGATATCTATGGTGATCCAGCTGGTGACTTTAGAGTGCAGACAGATGAAGCAACTCCGTTCCAAATAATGAGATCACAAGGAATTAGGGCTAGACCAGCTCCAAGTAATGACGTTTCTCTGCGTATAGAGGCTGTAGAAACAGCTTTAAGTAGGTTAGTAGAAGGCAAGTCTGGTTTTTTATTAAATAATAGCTGTGTGAACCTTAAAAAAGGTTTTAATGGTGGCTATCATTATAGAAGAATACAAACATCTGGTGATCGTTATGATGAAAAACCTAATAAAAACAAATATTCTCATGTACATGATGCTTTACAGTATATGTTAATGGGTGCTGGAGAAGGTAAACAATTAACAGTAGGAATATCAACACCTAGTTCTGTTGTAAAAACTAGAGGTTGGAATATATTTGACAAAAAGAAAAAGAAATCGGTATGGCAAAACAGAACAAATTTTTAGTTTATTTTTTTGAAAACGAAGATGGTCATAGACATACCAAAAAATTTAGAAGAGGATTCAAACATTGTGGCGTAATTAGTTATGATCCAACTACTAAACATTGGATAATATTAGAGTATATATTTGGTCAATTATTAGTAGAAACAATACAAGATAGTACGGCTGAAGCATTTTTTAGAATGATTAGAATGAAGAATGGAGTAATATTAGATGGTGAAATGAAACATAAAAAGACTAGATTTCCTAGTTTTATGGGATCATGGATTAAAGAGCATAGTTGTGTAAGTTATGTACAAAGATTGATTGGATATAATAAATGGTGGATCTTTACACCATATCAATTATATTGTGCGTTGAAAAAAGAAGGATATTCTGAAATAGAGTTATAATGGGAAATTTATTCGGATCAACATCATACAAAGAAACACCAGCTGACAAAGCTTTAAGAGAAGATATTGAAAGAAAGAAAAAAAAAGAAGAAGAAGAATTAAAAAGATTAGAAGCAAAAGAGGCTAGAATAAAAAAAAGAAAATCAAAAGGAATGCTGGGATCAAGAAGTTTATTTTCTAAATCTGGTATGCAAGGATTTTATAGAGATGGAGAGCAAATTTGAGCGGTGAAAAAGCATCAACAGGTGGTATGTCCAAATCTACTGGAGGTACTCCAACATATAATGCAGATAAAATAAAAGCTAATAGGGTTGCTAAAGAAGCAGATAAATATGCTCAAAATAAATTAGGAATTACTACCACTGTAGCTGGGCCAGTTGCTGGAGCTAGTTCTACTCCAACAGGATTTTATTCTACTACATCGTCTAATCAAATGTATGGCTCAGAATATCAAGCAGCAAGAAATGAATACTTAGCTAGTCAAGGTTTAGGAACTGTAAGAGCTGATGGTGGTTATATGGCTGGAGTGCAAACAGACAAAGGATTAGTATTTACATCAGAAGGAAGAAACGCTTATAATGCTAGTAGGAATATATCAATGCCTTTATCAAGACAAATGTATGATTCTCAACAAACTTTTAAACAAGTAACTGGAGCTATCTTAACAGGACTTAGTGGAATGCCATCATTTTTTAGTGCAGCATATTATGCTAGTAGAAAACCATATAGTCAATATGTTGGAGAATATATGTCAGGTTCAAAAAAAGGTGTAGACAATAGTACAATTTCACCAAGTAAAAAAAATCAAAATAAAAAAACAATCACTATTAAAGATACACCAAAGGTAGCAAATGATTTTGATGCAGCTGCTAGAGGTGATGAAAAAGCTCTTAAAAGAGTACAGACATTAGCTAAAAGTGGAGAAGCTGGTAGTCCTAATAGAAAGTTTTTAGTATCATCAGCTAAAACATTTCTAGGTAAAATGAAATCTGGAACTCTTGATGCAGATTATAGTACGTTTTAATGGCATACACTATTTACCCAACAGATGATGCACCATACTCAGGAAACGATCCTAGAGTAGCTTCTTTTATAAAAAAATTAAGAGATGCAGAATATATTTTTGACCATTGGAAAGATAAGTATGAAGAAGCTTATGAATATACTATGCCTCAAAGAGAATCATTTTATGATGAAACTATAGGAGAAAGAAGAACAGATAAAATATTTGATGAAACAGCAGTAGTAGGAATACAGGAATTTGCTTCAAGATTACAAGCTGGAATGGTTCCAACATATGGTCGTTGGGCAAACTTTGAAGCTGGTTCAGAAATACCAGATGATGCAATACCATTAGTTAATGAACAACTAGATGCTATTACTGAATATGTCTTTGAAATACTAGGTGGTTCAAACTTTAATCAAGAAATACATGAAGCATTTATGGATTTAGCTATTGGAACAGCTGTTATATTAGTAGAAGAAGGTGATAGTCTTAATCCAATAAACTTTCAAGCAATACCCTTACCTAGAGTTATGCTTAATAATGGCCCTAATAATAAAATAGATACAATCTTTAGAACTAGATATATTAATTATAATCATCTTATGACTGCATACCCTAAAGCAGAAATGTCGCCAGAAATGTTAAAAAAGATTTCAGATGATGGTCATAGCAAAGCAAAAATAATAGAAGGTGTATTTAAAGTTTACGATAAGCCTAATGAAGAAGTATATAAATACTGTGTAGTTTGTATGAGTATGCAAGAAATGATTTTTGAAAAAGAACTAAAAGGTGTAGGTGCAAATCCCTATATTGCATTTAGATGGAATAAAGCATCAGGAGAAGTTTATGGTCGTGGCCCAGTATTTAATGCTATGGCTGCAATTAAAACTACAAACTTAACAGTAGAACTCATCTTACAAAATGCTCAAATGAGTATATCTGGTATATATACTTTTGAAGATGATGGAGTAATAAATCCAGAAAATATTGCACTACAGCCCGGTAGTCTAATCCCTGTAGCACCAAATAGCAGAGGATTACAAGCACTACCAGCAGCTGGTAGATTTGATGTAGCTCAATTAATCTTAGGAGATATGAGAGCAAATATTAAAAAGGCTTTATATATGGAAACATTAGGTAGACCTGAAGGTACACCAATGTCAGCTACTGAAGTAGCAGAAAGAATGTCTGATCTATCACGACAAATAGGATCATCATTCGGTAGATTACAATCAGAGTTTGTAACACCCTTATTAAGAAGGGTAATTAGAATATTAACTAAACAAGGTAAAATACAAATACCTACAGTTAATGATAGAGAAGTAAAAGTAGTATCTACTTCACCATTATCTAAGGCACAACATCAACAAGACATAGCTGATGTAATGAGATTTTCAGAAATATTAGGAACTACCTTTGGCCCACAAATGTTAAACATGGTAGTTAAACAAGATGAAATAGCCAGATATTTAGTAGATAAAATGAACTTACCTGAAAAATTAGTAAGAACCCCAGAAGAACAACAAGAAATAGTTTCAAGGTTGCAATCAGCACAACAACAAGCTAATATGCAACCAAATGAGTTGGGAGAAACTACAGACCAAGAAGTCCAATAAAACAGAAACGACAGACATAGATAAAGTTTACGCTTCTGTTTTTAATCAACCTGATGGAAAAAAGGTGTTGGAACATTTGGAATCGCTAACCATCAATGCATATTGTTCACCCCAAATGAATGACCAAACGCTATGGCATTTAGAAGGACAAAGATGGATAGTGGGATTAATTAAAAGTAAAGCAAAAAGAGGTACAGTAAATGAGTGAAGATCAATCAACAGAAACTAATACAGAAACTAATACAGAAACAGAAATACCATCATACGTTCCAGAAAAGTTTTGGAATAGCGATTTAAATGAAATAAATGTTGAGGAGCTTGGAGCTTCTTACAAAGCATTAGAAAAAAAATTAGGTCAAAGAACTGAAGAGTTAGCTGGTACTATTCGAGAAGAAGTATTAGCAGATATTAGTGGTAATGCACCTGAGCAATATGAAATGCAAATGCCTGAATTACCTGATGGAGTGCAGATAGATGTTGATGCTGAACAACCATTATTAAAATGGTGGGAAGAAACAGCTAGATCAAAAGGTTTGAGCAATGAAGATTTTAACAAAGGTATAGAAGCTTTTGTACAAAATGAAATAGCTGGTTTACCAGATAGAGATACACAGATAAATTTATTAGGTGAAAATGCTGTTCAAAGAATTGAATCAGCTGATCTTTGGGCAAAGAAAAATCTAAGTGAAAGTAGTTATACGGCTATAGCTAATATAGCTAGTACAGCTGATGGAGTAAAAGCTATAGAAGAAATTATGTCTTTAAATAAAGATGCTCCTATACCAAGTACAGAAACTAAAATAGATGTTTCTCTTGATCCATTAGATTTAAGATCAATGATGGCTGATGAAAGGTATTGGAAAGATGGAGCAAAAGATCCAGCATACATTAAAAAAGTTACTGACCTCTACGAAAAATACTCAAACAAAGCGTAAAAAAGTTAAGATACTCTGGAGAGATGCTATTAGCCATGCTGAATGGCTCTCTCCTAGTGAAGCTAAATTATATAAACCAGCAATAAATACTACAGAAGGTTTTTTATTAGAAAAAAACAAACGTTCTACAATCGTTTATATGTCCTACAATGATACAGATATAGGCGATTTGACTGTAATCCCTACAGAAAATATCCAATCATTTAAATTTGTGCGTTGAATTAATTAGTTATTTATGTAACTGATAGCTTAATAAGACCTCAGATGGCATTAGGATCGCCCTAATTAGGATAACGATTGCTTCCAAAAGAGATAATCTTTTTACATAAACTAACTAACTTAAAGGAGTTAAAATGAGTGCAACTATAAACAATGCTTTTATTACCCAGTTTGAAGCTGAGGTACATATGGCATACCAAAGAATGGGTAGTAAACTTAAAAATTTAATTCGTACAGTTAATGGTGTATCAGGTGAATCTGTTAAGTTCCAAAAAGTAGGAACAGGAGAAGCAACAACTAAAGCTAGACACGCTGAGGTTGTAGCGATGAACATTTCACACACAAATGTAACAGCAACACTTGCTGACTACTATGCATCTGACTATGTGGATAAATTAGACGAGTTGAAAACCAACATTGACGAAAGAGCAGTAATTGCAAACAACGCAGCTTATGCTCTTGGTCGTAAGACTGACAGTATCATTACAACAGCAATGTCCTCTGCTACTACATTAGCAAACAACGCTGGTGCAAATGGTACAACTGTAGCAACTGATATGAATGTAGCTAAATTTAAAGATATGCAAGCATTATTTGGAAACAATGATGTTCCTGATGATGACCAAAGATATTGGGCAATAGGCCCAAATCAATGGGGCGATCTATTAGCAGAAGATAACTGGTCAAACCTTGACTATATTGGCCCAGGTCAATTACCTTTTGCTGGAATGAATTACACAGCTAAAAGATTCTTAGGATTCTTAACATTCGTTCACTCAGGTCTTGATACATCTGGATCAACAGATAGACATACTATTTGTTGGCATAAATCCTCAATGGGTTTAGGCGTAGGTTCAGAAGTAAGAACTGAAGTAAACTACATTCCTGAGAAAGTAGCTCATCTATTAACATCATACCTATCAATGGGTTCAATCTTAATTGACACCAATGGTATTCGCGTACAGAAGTGTGCAGAATAGGAGTAATTAATGGCATATGCACTAGACAATCCTGTTAAAAAAGCAACTCAAATGGGTGATACTAATTCTTTATGGTATTACACAGACGGAGATGCTATTGGAACTATAGATGATGCAGATTATTTCTTATTATCTAATGGTGATTTAACTGCTGGAGATGTTATTATTGTAAATAGTGGTGGATCAAATGCTGTAGTAGATATTTTAATTGTATCTGCTTCAAGTGCTTCTACTGTTACAACTGTAATATTAGCATAATATAATTAAGAAGTGGGGGAGTAATCCCCCACTGATAAAGGATAAAAAATGGCAATAACAATAGCAGCAAGAGCATTAGCAAAAAAATTACTTAAAAATAAAAAGCTAAAAAAAGCAATCAATGTAACTACAGAACAAACAAATAAATTAAAAAATGCAGCTAAATCAGGTGCAGCTAAAGTAGCTGGAGCAAGTGCAGCTAGTGCAACAACTGGAGCAAAAACACTTGCTAAAAAAACAGTTTCCAAAGGAAAAGAATTAGGTAAAAAAGCAGTTAAAAAAACTGTAGAAGGTGCAAAAAAAGCATCTACAGTTACAGCTGGAGCAGCAACAGGAGCTGTTGCTGGAGCTGCAAAAAAAGCTGGTAGTGCAATATCTGCTAGAGTACCAGCTGGAGTAAAAGAAACAGTTAGAAAAGCTGGAGTAAAAACAAAAGATTTAGGAAATAAAATAAGATCAGATGCAGACATAGGAGCTACAATAGCTGGTAGAAAAGCAAAAGCTGGTGTATCTGGTGCTATGGGAATAGGTAAAAAAGCAAGTAAAGCTGGTAAAGATTTTGCAAAAGCTGAACCATTTATGGCTGGAATGGCAGTACAAGGTGCAATAGATATTCCATTGACTGTAGGAGCTGTAGCATTAACTGCATCTATGGTTAAATCATCTACACCTAAAGAAGCATTATTTGATGTAAAAAAAGAACCTGATGGAAGTTTTAAAACATCATTTAATGATGCTAATAAAAATGTAATTGTTTCTAATGAACAATTAAGTTCAAAAGAAATGGGAATAGTTAGAGGGGCAATATCTGGGTTAGATACTATTTTACTTTCAGAAGATCCAAGAAAACAAAGAGATATGTTTAACGGATATTTAACTTTATTAAGTAAATATGGAGTAACATCTATTAATGGAAAAAATTTATCAGTAAATTTAGCTGGATAAATGGCAGTAACTAAAGTAGATATAGCATCAAGAGCTTTAGTAATGGTAGGAGCTAATCCTATTTCATCATTTACAGATAATTCTACTGAAGCATTAATTACAAACACTCTTTATGAAGAAGTAGTTGAATCTACATTATCAGAATGTTCATGGCGTTTTGCTATGGGCCAAAAACAATTATCTTTATTAGCTGATGCTCCAACATCAAGATATGAATATGCATATCAGATGCCAGCAAACCCAGCTGTTATTACTATAGTAACTGTAACTAATAATGATAATCCAATACCCTATTCAAGATATGAAGATAAAATTTATTTGAATGGATATGGATCTGAAAGTAAAGTTTATATGGACTATGTATTTAGACAAGATGAATCTTTGTTCCCAACTTATTTTAGACTAGCTTTAATATATAGATTAGCTAGTGCATTTGGTGGATCGTTAGGTAGAGATGCATCTATGATTAATTCATATGAAACAAAAGCAGAAAGACAATTAATTAAAGCTAGAAATATCGCATCACAAGAAACTACTACTAAAAAGTTAAATACTACTAGATTCATAGCTGAAAGAAGGAGCAGTCGAAGTGGACTTGTTAATTACTAATGCCAAGAAAAGTCAGACAAGTATTTACCAACTTTTCAGCTGGAGAACTTAATCCTTTATTAAACGCTAGAACAGATGCTAAAGCATACTTTGAAGGTGCTAGACAATGTAAGAACTGGTATCTCTTAGATGAAGGTGGT